ACAAGCGGAATGACTTCTAGTTCAAGAAATCTGATTGCAAATATCACGGAGTTAAAACAGGGTTGGCAAGAAGCAAAAGAAACGGCAGATGAAGCCTATGAAACATACGACAAAGCACGTAAGGAACTAGAAAAAAATGAAAAATATCAAAGATATTTAGAGTTAGGAAGGGCGACAGGAAATTACACGCTTGCAAATATGATGGCAAAACCTGTAGAAGAACTTGGACAAAAATATCAAGAACTTTCTAAACAGGTAGACGAATATTACAAGGAATATCGAGAAGCGTCAAAAAATGTGCTTGCGGATATTAAAGCAGAAGTTGCAGGAAATGAAACACTCATTCAGTCATATAAAGACATTTACCAAAGTTTACACCAATATCAAATTGCAAGTGTAAGATGGGGTATATTATCTTCTTTTGAAAAGATAAAAGATATGTTAGGGTTTGGTAATGGTTTATATGAACAACTTGAACAATATAAAACTTATGTCAATATCCTGCTGAATGAGCAGAAAGTTTCAGTTCAGAAACTTCTTACTGATGTTTACGACCAATTAGCAAACACAGGAAGAAACATAGGCGATAAACTTGTAAATTCAATAATTAATGGTGCTGAAAAAGTAGATTTCCTTGGCGAAATGAAATCATATATCAGAGAAAATCTGGTTAAAATTGCCGTATATACAGAATCATTCCAAGATAAACTTGCAGAAGTCGGAATGAAATTAGCAAGTGCTTTAACAGAAGGTACATCTGCCCTTGGTGCTTATGATATGCAAGAAGTGCGGGGCGAACTTGAATCATTGTATGAATCAGCAACGGAAAACGCAACACAGGCAGAAGCAATTATTGAATCTGTTTTTGGTGATATAGGAAAGACAATTGAAAATACAGTTATAGAAATAAATGCCGTAGGTGAATCTATAGGCAATACAATTTTTAATTCTATACTTAATGGCGCAGAGCGTTCTGATTTCTTATTAGGAATGAAAAACTTTATGAGAGAAAATCTTTTAAAGTTAGCAGTCTATACTGATGAATTCAAATATAAACTTAAAGAAATTGGGGAAAAAATCGGCAATGCTTTAATTGGAGATATGACAGAAGATGTTGTAAGTGGATTGAGAACTGAAATTGAAACACTTTATGATTCTGCAATAAAAAATGCAAAGCGTGCTGAAAACCTCGTAAGTTCAGTTTTTGGCGATATTAAGGAAACTGTAGAAGAAACTGTAGAAGAAACTGTAGAAGAAACATTAACTAAGTTTGAAAATTTAATGAAATCGTTTAAGGAATCTGTTTCTGATGTTGGCGGTGACATTGGAAGTACATTTGTAGACGCTATTTCAAACGGAATGAATCAGAGCGATTTCTTAGGCAAGATGAAAGATTGGATAAAACGAATGCTTGTACAGTCTGTTGTTTATACTGAAAGTATGAAATCAGAAATTGAAGCAATCGGACAGGCAATTACAAAAGGAATCAGAGAAGGATTTACAGAAACAAGTTTGCACGAAATCCGCAGAGATTTATCTTGGGTTTTCAATGAAGCAAACAAAACAGTTTCAAGCCTTGATGATATTCTCGATAAAACTTTTGGCGGTTATGCAATCGGAACAAATAACGCTATGAGTGGATTGCACTTGGTAGGAGAAGCAGGCCCCGAACTTGTAAAGTTCAGAGGTGGTGAACAAGTGCTGAATGCAAACAATACACAGAAAGCATTGAGTGGAATTGGTGGTACAACTATTAATCAAAATGTAACCTTCAACAATTTGCAAGATACAAGTGCCTATGCTATGATGAATCAGTTCAAACAGTATAATAGACAGATGGCAATAAACGGAGTAATTTAAGGAGATAGGAAAATGCAGAAATTAGTTTGGCAGAACGCAAACGGAGATTCAATTGATTTGACTTCGGGTAATTACGGGATTACAGAATGGGAAGGTTTTTCAAATACTTCATTGAATATTCAAAGTCAGCAAGTGCCTTTTCAAGATGGTGCAGTTTTCCTTGACGCTTTACTGAATCAGCGTGAATTGTCTGTCACTCTCAAAATGCAGGACAACGGAAACCTTGAAGAACGTTACAGAATGAGAAGGGAATTAATTCACATTCTGAATCCGAAACTTGGCGAAGGCTATCTGATTTATACAAATGATTTTATCAGCAAGAGAATCAAATGCGTTGCGCAAATCCCTTTATTTGAAACTCATAATTCAGATACAAGAGGAACACCAAAGGCAAGTTTGAGTTGGACAGCTTGTGAACCTTATTGGGAGGATCTGGAGGAAACGGTTGTACAAATGAATCTTGAAACTATAAAAACAATTAACAATGAAGGAGATGTCCCTGCGAATGTGAAGATTAATTTTATGGCAGAGAATGCTAGTTATCCAAGAATTGTGCGTACTTCCAAAAATAGAATTTCAAAAATTGCATATAACGGTACATTGTCAGGAATGTTAGAGATAAAAACCAATAGCGGAGAAAAAGGAGCAAATCTTTTTAATTTAAACTTTAAAACTGATTTATATCTAAATAATTATAAAGCTGTCGTTTATTGTTTACAAAATTCTCATTATTATTCCATAACAGATAATAAAATACTTAGTTCAATAGATTTTGTTAAATGGGAAGCGGTTGCATATTCAAGTGTTGAGCTAAATAAAATTTATTATATTGCGGAAAAATCATTAATTATAGCATTGGGAAAGAATGGATACTTTTTAACAAGTTACGATGGAGTTGAATGGACAGAACATAATGTTGGTTCAAATCACAACCTTTTATGTTTTTGTTATTTCTCAGGAACATATATTATAGGCGGTTTTAATTTTCTTGCAACTAGTTCTGATTTAAAAATCTGGACGTTTCAGGAAACTAATTTAACTGCGCGTGACATTATTTATGTTGAAGAATTGCAATCATATTTTGCTGTTGGACAATTTGGTGTTAGAAAAAGTTCAGATTTATTAGATTGGGTTGTTGTTTCAAATTCAAATGACATTGAAAGTATAATATATTCAAAACAAATACAAAAATTATATTGCGTGGGTGCAAGTACAAGTTCAGGCACTCCGGGTGTTTTGATGAGTAGTGAAGATGGTGTTGACTGGAGTTTAGAAAATATAGGAACATATCCAAGATTTAACAAAATATCAGAATTAAATAATAATTTAATAATTATTGGTGCAAACGGAAATATTTTAACAAGCGAAGATGGTACAAATTGGAATTCTCAATCTAGTGTAGTAAGCAGTGTAGAATTAAGAGATTTGTTATTTAGAAGTGACATTAAATTATATGAAATAGTGGGAACAAAAGGTACATTACTTGTAAGTAATGATTTAATAAATTGGCAAAATAAATTTATTCCGATAGTGGATACAAATTTAAATAAAATCGCTTATTCAGAAGAAAAAAATATATATGTAACTGTAGGAATAAGTGGTACAATTTTAAAAAGTAATGACTTGATAAATTGGGAAAAGGTGAGTGGAATAACCGGTGTAATAAAAGACATTATATATGTTAAAAAATTTGGAAAGTTTTTTGCCGTGGGGGGTAATAAAATATATCGTAGTGAAGATGGCGTAAATTGGACTGGTACAACTATAGGGGCAACAGATGAAATATTTACAATAATTTATTCCGAAGTTCATAATATTTTTATAATAGGTGGTGGTTATAATAATGTAGGAAATATTTTAACAAGTGAAGATGGTATAAATTGGGTTGAACGTTTTTATGCAGTATACACTAATTTGCGAATTAGCGATATTATATTTGAGAATAACAAATATGTTGCTGTAGGTTTTTATGGTTTAATTTCAACAAGCGAAGATGGTATAAATTGGACTTCAAGAACAGTTTTGGAAACTTACCAAACATTAAATTCAGTAACTTATTTAAAAGAAAAAGATTTATATGTTGCAGTAGGTAATCGCGGAACCATTCTCACTAGTTCAAATTTAATAGACTGGGTTTCTCATAATTTTGACACAAGTTATAATCTTAACGGTGTAGATTATTCAGAAAAATATAATATAACTTTTGCTGTGGGAACAAACGGTTTTGTTTTAAAATCTAATAACGGTGTTGATTGGGTTGAAAATGAATATATAACTTCTCAGACATTATTTTCTATAACTTATATAAAAGAATTAGGGGAATTCTTTTTAACAGGTGGAACAGGAACGTTATTACAATCAATTATAAATTATACTGAAAATCAAATTCAGAATATAACAACGGATTCAGATTTTAATTTCAATCTATTACAAGGAAAAAATGAGCTTATATTATCTGCTATAAATGGAGATGTAAATTGTTCAGTTAGTTATCGTCAGAAATACATAGGGGTATAAAAATGAGTTACAAAGATAAACCGCAATTAAGATTATACAAGTTTATAGATTCTGCTTTTATCTTGCAGTCAATCATTGACGATTTTCAAGAAATCAGTTTTGAACGGAATCTGTATCAAGCAGGAACTTTCACAATCTCAATCAATTACAATATCCCGAATGCCTTATTATTTCAGCGTGGAATGTTCGTACAGTTTGGAAACGACCCTTATGACTTCGGGGAAATAATCACAATCAATGATTCAATCGGTGCAGACGGAAAAGGTTCGCAGATACGAACAATCACAGGTTATGACGCCCGATACATTCTGAAACGTAGAGTAATTAAAAATATGAACTTTAACGGATTATGGAATATGACCGCCAAAGGCGAATTGTGTTTGCGTAACCTTATCAAAGACCAATGCGGAAGCGGAGCAGAGGCAAAAAGACAGTTACCGATTATCAACACAATTCCTTCAAATACTGACGCAATCGGCAAGGAATATTCTGTATCAGAGCAGTTTACAAATCTTTATGAAGTCTGCAAGACAATTGCGACACAATCGGAAATCGGTTGGCGTTTAGCTTTTGACGGAACTTCCTTAACTCTTGAGTGTTATGAAGGAACAGACAGAAGTCAAACTGTGCAGTTTTCAACAAGTTTTGATTCTCTTGCAAATGGTGAGTTTTCCGACAGTTCAGAAAGTTTCAGTAATGCAATTTACGTTGGCGGTAAAGGTGACAACGAAGAGCGTGATATTTATGAAGGTGAGAACGGAAGCCCTAGCGGATTGGACAGATTTGAGAGTTGGGATAATCAATCATCAATGACAACTGAAAGCGAGTATGAAGCAGAAGCCTTGTCTATGCTTACTCAATACGGACAGACAATTCAAATGAGTGGCAACGGATTGGCTAAATGTCCTTATATCTATAAAGAGCAGTATGACGTTGGCGATTTGATAACAGTTGCTTTCAGCGGAAAATCTGCGGTAGTACAGATTCTTTCAGTAACAGAGCATTGGACTTGGGGTAACTACAATATTCAATTCAGTTTCGGAAAACCGCAGAATAATTTATCGGAACAGTTACAGTTGATGTTGCGTAAGATTCAGAGTGCAAGCAATAAGGAAAAGGCAACTGAAAGCGTAAAGTGGTACAACGTAGCAAACGTAAACTCAATGAGTGCTTCCGATGTAACCTTCAACACAATCGGATTTACAGGAACAATGACTGCAAACAAAACCTTTACACTGTATCTCGATAACGAAAAAACAGGTGCAAAAAGTTATAACATTTATGTAAAGAATCTAAGCGGTAATTTCAATCTTACCCTTACCACAGGAAGAAGCGGAAAAACAAATTATGTCTTGAAAGGCGGAGTAAACCTTACAGGCAGAATCTTGGTTGATGATGAAGGTAATATAACAAGTCAAAGCGTTACTGCAACTTCTGTAATTGAAAGCGGAAACAATCAGCCTGCAACAAGTGGTGGTGTGGCAGACGCTATTAAACAGAGTGATTATCTGTATGACTATAATGCCTATTTATCTGAACCACAATGGATAAAAATTTGTGAATTTGGCTTTCGTAATTATGGCTCTGTTTTAGAGTTGGAATGTTATAGTAATTATACAAATGTGCCACACGGTTCGCATTGTATTAAAATTGCTTATGGGTGGACTGCAATAACTGTAGAAGATATTGCAAAGGATGTTTACAGAACATTTGATAAAGTAAGGGTTTGTTGGAAAAGTAATAATAGTAATAGAATGGCATTATTTGTACATTATAGATTAAATGTAGGCAACAGTGCATTTTTTAAAATAAAAGGTACAAGTAATTCAATAGAACAATCTTATGAAAAATCGGCAGACCCAACAACTTTTGACGATTATGCAGAATATTCTCTTGGTACAGATGGAGTGACAGTCAATGGACAGAGTTACAATTATTTTAAAAAATTTTATTCAGATGTGCGTACGGCAACATCTTCTTATTACCCAACTTCATTTCTTATAAAATGTAACGGATTAATAGATGTTGATTTTGTGTTGTGTGATAGTACAGGAATTGTGACAGAAAAAGTATCTGCACTTGCAGACGGTGCAAGCAATACAGTTATGATAAAAGATAAAACCGCAAATGTAGACTTTACATACTCTTCTATAAGAGAAGGGTTTATAATAAGAGTAGTTTTTCCTGTTGGTTATAAAAAAATAACAAACGCAGTTGCATTAAGCGGAGATATAACTGCATTTAATTTTGTATAAAAAACCGCCCTTTTTATCGGGCGGAAGAGCAGAGTTTTTATATGATTATTTCAACCTAAAAACATTATAGCATATATTGGCATATTCGCAAGTTTAAAAATTGACAGAAAGAGTTAGAAAGACTTATACTGAAATTGGGGATTGGCTTACAAGTCAAATTTTAAGTTGGGCATCGCAGTTCTGCAACAGAAAAGCGGGGTGGCAAAATGAATGATGAATTACAAGAAGCAAAGATTTCGGCTATGGAATGCGACATAAAGGAAATCAAACAGGACATTAAGGAAATGCCCGATTTGATTGTTAAAAAAGTAAACGAAAGCGTTGATATGAAAATAAAGCTTGCGATTGCAGAAACAGAAAAAAAGTATATGGGAAAGTTTATTGCATTACTTATCGGATTGATTGGGGAAGCAGTAGGCTTGATTATTTCATTTATAAAATAGGGGGCTTAAATGAAAAATCCGCAGAGTTTGGCAGAAGAACTTTACAAGCATTTTCCGACACCAAAACTAAAAGCAATTAAAGATTATGCTTGTTGTGCATTTTCTTTAATTTATTGGCTTGGCATTGATTGTTCAGATGTGGATGCAGTAATGCTTGTATCTGATTTGATGAAGCACAATGCACTTGATGTTGATTGCACAGTTTATTGGGCGGAGTGTATCAAACAACTTACAGGGCGGGAAATGGAAAGCCTTGAAAAAGTCCAGATAAAAGACATTAAAAAAATCAAAGAAAAAACTATTGTGAAATTCACCAATGGAAAATATAGCCATTGGGTTGTAGTTGAAAATGGGAAGGTGGTTTTTAATTCCCTGCAATATTCAAACTGCGTAGAAAACGGAAAGCCGACAGAAGTAAGAATTATAAAAATAAAGGGTGTAAAATAATGGCAGAAGAAACAAAAGAATTAAAAGCAAAAAAAGTTTCGTTGATTGTCAAAATTATAGCGATTGTTTTTTTGGTAATTTGTTCAATTTTGAAATGGTTGAATATTTTCACGAATGCAACGATTTACGAAATATGTATGGTTGCGGGAACTATGTCTGCGATATTTGGTGATATTTCAATTAATACTGCTCTTGATAAATTCAGGAAGGGGGGAGAATGAATACCTTAACAATTATTCTTGTAATGCTTGCTATCATCGTAATAATGGGCGGGGTTATCTATGCTTTAATCAGAGATAGAAAAGCACAGAAAAAAGAAATACAGGAACTGAAAAACGAAATTATTTCCGCAAGGGAAAATGTAAAACAACTAACAGATTTTATTCGCAACTCTGATAAAATCCGCAAGGAAGAAAAAGAGATTGCAGAAAAAATCAAGGAAGCGAAAACCGATGAAGAAGTACACAATATTATTAATGATATTATTGCCCTTAATAATGCAAGGGTGCAAAACGACTAAGGTTGAAAGAGAAATAGAGTTACCACCGAAGCCACAAAGGGTGGAACAGAAAGAGCCGGAAAGTTTAAGCGATCTTGCAGACCTTCTGAATTATTATGAACACCTTGTAGAACAGTGGGAAAATTGGGCAGACCGAGCCGAAAAGTTGATAAAAGAAAAAAAATGATTTAATATGTTTACAACACTTCTTTAGCCCCCTTGCTATTAGAAGTTGTAAAAACGAAAGTTCCCGCAGGTTCAGAGTGCAATGCTCCCTGCGGGTTTTTTTTGCCTAACAACTGTTAGTAAATCAAACTACCTTCTGTTAGTAAAAAGTGTTGACTTACTACCGATTGTTAGCACAAAATCCAAACTACTATTTGTTAGTGATTTTTCCCGCCAAAAAGCAGTTAAAAAGGGTTAGTTAAACGTTTTTTTTAGGGGGTTTTAGGGGTCGTTTGGGCTTAGGTAATGATTTTATATCAACTACCCTTTTTCGATGCGTTATAGCGAATATTTGGTTTTTGGGAAATTAAAGGAAATTAGCGGAAAACTTCCCTTGTTTTTCATACTTTACAAAATAAAAAGGTTGCATTATAATTTTGAATTGTTGGAAGTAGTGAGCCAACAAAAATACAATCGCAGACCATAAGAAAGGTTTATTTTCTGCTTTAGAAATTCCGTTTTACTGCAATTGGGCGGATTCGGCTCACTACCGACTAGAGCAGGAGATAAACCTTTTTTATTTCTGCAAGGAGAAAAACAAAAATGAGTGAAACAAAACGTTTCTATTGGTTGAAGCTTCAGGAAGATTTTTTTGAAGACGATACAATTGATTTTATTGAGAGCCAGGAAAATGGTGAAAGATATTGCCTTTTCTATCTTAAACTTTGCTTGAAGGCTTTGAAGTCAGAGGGCAAGTTAATTCGTTATGTAGGAAATATGCTTATTCCTTATGATGAAAAAGGGCTTGCGAAATTGACTAGAACAGATGTTGATACAGTGCGTTGTGCTTTGGCATTGTTCGACAAAATTGGTTTGGTTTCCAGATTGGATACAGGGGAAATCTTTATAAATCAGTTAAACGAAATGGTTGGAACTGAAACAGATAAAGCAAAATTAATGAGACAGAAAAGAGCAAAAGAAAAGTTGATTAGTAACAATGTTACCCCGATGTTACCCGAATGTTACACAGAGATAGAGAAAGAGAAAGAGAAAGAGAAAGATATAAATTCCGAAAAAACAAAAAAACACAAAAACGGAACTTATCAAAATGTTTTACTTTCTGATTCTGAATTGATGAAGTTATGCGAAACACTTGGACAAGATAAAGCAAAGGCGGTTATAGATAACTTTTCAGAACTTAAAGAAATGAAAGGTTATAAATATAAGAGCGATTATCTCGCTTTGAAAAAATGGGGAATTGAAGCATACGAGAAAAAATATGCGACTTCACAAAATGGCGGATATGTAAATAATAGAAGACCGGCCAGCGATAGCGTTGGTTGCGATGTAGATTTTTAAGGGGGCTAAAAATGAGAACTGAAGAAGAAGTAAAAAAGGAAATGGTAGAATTGAATGACAAATTCGACCTTTTCAAAGAAGAAAAAAAATTGTGGCAATTTTGGGAAAAAGACAGGAAATTGCAGGAAGAACTCGAAGCGATCCAGAACGCAAAGGCGGAAGAAGAAAACAACACACCCGAAGCAATCGAAGAAAGAAAAAAGGAATGGAAAGCAAAGCAGATTAAAAACATTATGCAGAGCGGAATCGGGCGAAGGTATCTGAATGCGGACATTAATTCTTTTATCTGTAAGACCCAGGAACAGAAAGAAATATTGGAAACAGTAAAACAGTTTATTTCCAATCCGTTTGGAAAAAGTCTATGGCTTGTTGGAGTTCCGGGAACGGGCAAAACTTTAATCGGTGCAATTATCTGCCGATATTGCGGGGCAAAGTATTTCAAAAGCTATCAGATAAAAGATGAATTAGAATATGCAAGAAGTTTCAATGCGAAGAAAAATCCGACAGAAGTAATAAACGATTATGCGGATATTTCTGTAATGGTAATTGATGAAGTAGGAAGATATAGAAGCCCTGTGGAACAGGAATATTTATTTAGAATTCTGAATGAAAGATACGAAATGAAAAAGCCGACAGTTTTAATTTCAAATATGGAGAAAAAAGAATTCGGGGAATATCTGGGAAACCCTGTTGTAGACCGCTTCAGGGAAGGTTGCAAATGCCTTGAGTTTAAGGGCGAAAGTTACAGGGGAAAAGACCGGAACGAATGGGACGGAAAAATAAATGATAAAATATTTGAGTAGGGGGGAAGAAATGACCGAAAACGAATTTCTACTTGCGGACCGAATTCAAAAAATAAAATCAATGAATGAATTATATGACCTTGAAAATAATGCTTATATATCATTTTCCGGTGGAAAAGATAGCACAGTTTTACATCACTTAATAGACGAGGCATTACCGGGAAACAAAATCCCGCGCGTATATATTAACACAGGCATTGAATATAAAGCGATTGTTTCATTTGTCGAGAGAGAGAGAGAGAGAGACGAAAGAATTATAATAATTGCGCCCTCACAAAATATTAAAGAAACCCTCGAAAAATATGGCTATCCTTTTAAATCAAAAGAACATAGTGAAAAGTTGCAGGAATATAAGAACGGAGCGAGGGGTGCTAGTATTTTAAAATACTTCCACTTCAAAGAAGGTGGATATAGACCTTGCCCACAAAAATTGATGTATCAATTAGAGCCCTCATTCAATTTAAATATTACAAAGGAATGTTGTAATAGACTTAAAAAAATACCTCTGCATAAATACGAAAAACAGAACAATAGAACTATCGCTATTACCGGAATGTTGAGGGAAGAGGGCGGACAAAGGCGCAATATAACTTGTATTACTACAGATAGCAAAAGCGGAAATATTAAGAAATTTCACCCGCTTAGTGTTGTTTCAAAAGACTTTGAAGAATGGTATATAAAACAACGAAATATTAAATTATGTGAATTATATTACCCTCCTTATAATTTTAAGCGGACAGGTTGCAAAGGTTGCCCTTACACTCTGGACCTTCAAAATCAATTATATATTATGGCGGTATATTTGCCCGAAGAAAGAAAGCAATGCGAAAAGATATGGGGCAAAGTTTATGACGAATACAGAAGGATTGGCTACCGATTAGAAAACAGTTTGTTTTAGTGTTGACAATCCGCAATAGCGGTGTTAAGATAAAAAGAGCAAGGGGGAAATAATGGCTGATTATTTTAATGCAGTTGAACGATTAGAAAAGTTTTATGGCGATATTCCAGAAATGGAGAAAGCCTGGATAGAAGACAATATCGAAAGTTTAACTGACGAACAGAAAGGAAAGTTTTTTAAGGCTTTAACGACTTCACACGAATTTAAAAATGGTTATCCAGAAATTAGCGTTATGGCAACTGTTTTTAAGAATGTGATGAACAAAGCCCCGAAAACTTATGCGTGGAGTATCTGCAAGGAATGCGGGTGCGAGTATGATTACAGGTTGCCTTGTTGTCCGGCTTGTTATGAAAAAGGGCTTTTCTGCAATGTGTATGCGGTGAAAAGTTCTGCTTCAAAGCCTGCAATCATTCAGTACAACAAAACTTATCTGAATGGCGGAAACGGGGAAACAACTTGCTTTAATTGTGAGCATAAAGAAGGCAGTTATTGCAAGAACTTCGGAAACCTAAATTGGAACTGCAAAAGGGAAGAATTTGAAAGTTGCGAATGTAAAATGTGTTGCAGTTTGGCAAAAAGAGAAAATCAGAAATTGGCGGGAAAGGAAATAAAAACAAGTTATGCGATCCCGCTTAAAAGGGGGTAACTTATGGCAGATATTAAAGACAGAGCAAGAGAATATATTGCAGAACTTGAATCACAGATTGAAAAAATGAAGTGTTGCAATAATTGTGCTTTATATCAATATGAAAAGTGGAATAGTGGTGAAGTGAATTACCATTATGAGAAATACGATAAATGGGAGATAAAAGAAAAATGACATTGGTTGTCAGAAATAAAATACAAGGGCTTGATGTAAAATCTTTTAGTGGTGCGTCAGACATTCTGATAACAGAACATTGTAAGGAATATGTTAACGAAATGGAACGAAAACAGGATTGTTTTTGTTTACAATTTCCTAGCGGAAATAAATTGTACTATGCCTACAAAATATATGAATATCGTTTAGAAAGGTGAAGGAGATAAAAGAAAAATGACAGAAGAAGAATTGAAACAGAAATGCAAAGAAAGGGCAAAAATCTTTCAACAGGCTATGGAAAGTTGTAAAAGTTCAAGTCCTATAGATTGCATTGAATGGTTTGCAGATAGAATTGCAGACCTTGAAAAAGAAAATGCAGAACTTAGAGTACAGATTGAGAAAATGAAAAGGTGTGAAATCTGCAAACATTATCGGTGGAATCATTGCTCTTACGAAATCAACATTTCAGAGGACTGCATACAAAATAAACTAAAACATTTTGAATTAAAGGAGATAAAAGAAAATGAATAAAGAAGAATTGATTGCATTATCAGATTTGAATAGAGAAGATAATATAAAATATATTTCTTCTGAAGCACAAGGGATAGCAATAGCCTTAGATAGCGATAGATATGCCCCCACTCTATGCAAATTAGAAAGAGCATATATTTGTGGCAGACGAAAGAGCGAAGAACAGATTGAACAACTTGAAAAAGAAATTGCAGAACTTAGAAAGGTTGCAGAGTTCCAACAGTCTAGCAATATGAGCAGACACTTTGAAAACAAGAAACTCAAAGAAGGTCTTGCAGTAGGCTCAACCTTCAATAAGGCTCTTAATTCAATGAACAAGAACCTTGAAGAAGAAAGGGATAAATACAGAAATATGGTGTTCGACAAAGACGAACAACTCACCAAAGCAAAAGAACTTCTTGAAAGATTGTTGATAACGTCTTGTAATTCAGATGTTCTAAACCTTTTACCAAATCGCAGTGAAGTTTTGAGAGTAAGAGTGGAAGCAGAGAAATTCTTAAAGGGGAATAAATGGAAATTTATATAAAAGGCGGTCTTGAAGATAAAATTGCTTTTCTGGGGTGTCTTATCGTTTTTATTATTGTGGTTATTGTTTGTAAAATAAAATGGTGGTGGGAAGATAGAAATAGAAAAGGGGGAAAAGATGTTTTATAAATTCAAGTGCGAAAAATGCGGGGAAGCCCAGGAAGTAGAAATTGCCATAAAAGATTATGACAAAGAAAAGGACAAGCAGAAATGTTCCTGCGGTGGAAAGTTGGAAAGGGTTATTGAATGGGAAGGCATAGCTACTGCGGAAGGGCAGGGGTGGTTTGGAAAGTCAGACGGAAGCAAAGCAATATGAAATATCCAGAAAATAAAATATTAAAATGTGATGAAGCAAGGGAATTACTCGAACAAGAATTTAGAAATCGCATTTTAGAAAAATATCCCGATATAGATGCAAATAGATTTATGGATTTAGTTGAAGCCTTTCTGCGTGGATATGATAAAGGAATAGGAATAATGCACAATATTTTCTATCCCGATTTTAAAGTATGCGTTTTTGATGATGACGGAATATAAACAAAAAGTGTTGACATAATAATATTATCGTGTTAAGATTAAGATATAAATTAAGCAAGGGGGTAACGATATGAAAGTTACAAACAAAATGAATCTTCCACAGGCTATTGTGGATGCAGTAAGCGTTGAAAGACACAATCAGAAAGGAAGTTATAGTGCAACAACTTTATTGCACGGAGCTTGTGAGACTGTTCTCACAGAACGTCATTATGATGAAATCGAAGTAGACGCAAGCGAAAGTATCTGGGCAATTTTCGGAACTGCGGTGCATTCAGTTCTGGAAGGACAGAATACAAACACATTGAAAGAACAGTTTTATTCTGTTGATGTTTTGAATTCCAAAGTTACAGGAAGGGTAGACAGTTACGATCAGGACACAAAAACAATCCACGATTTCAAGACTGCTTCAGTTTGGAAGGTGCAGTTTAATGATTTTGAGGATTGGAGAAAGCAGGGGCTTATCTATGCTTGGCTTATGACTAAGTGTGGATTTGAAGTAAAGAAATGCGAATTCCTGGCAATGCTTAAAGACCATTCAAAAAGCAAGGCAAAGATTGATTCAGGTTATCCACAGTTACCGATTTATAAATATGAGTTTGATGTTACTGCCGAAAACCTTGCAGAGATTGAACAGTTTATAAACAATCGTGTTGCAGAGTTGGAAGAAGCAGAAAATTTGAGTGATGAAGAAATCAAGCCTTGCAGTATGGAAGAACGATGGGAAAGCCCGGCGAAATACGCAGTAATGAAAACAGGAAGAAAAACTGCAATTAAACTTTTTGATACAAAGGAAGAAGCAGAAAAAAATATGGTTTCAATTGGCGGGACTTATGTTGAAGAAAGAAAGGCAGAGTCAAAAAAGTGCCACGATTATTGTGTATGCAGTCAGTTCTGTCCATTCTACAAGAATTTGATTGAGAATAATTAAAAATTATGGTATTATAAAAAGTATGAACAGTTGAAAAAGATTGACTCCCTTTTTGAACTGTTTACAGTTTAAGCCCTGCTTTATTTCTGCGGAGTCAAGCCGAAAGGTTGCGGAAATATTGCGGGGCTTTCTTTTTAAGGTGGTAAACAATGAAAAATAAAAACCCATATTACAGACTTAGTAATATTTATAGAGGTATGAAAACAAGGTGCTATAACAAGAACAGAAAAGAATGGGAACGTTATGGCGGAAGGGGGATAACTATTTGCGATGAATGGCTAGTTTCAGACCATAGAACGCATAAGGGGTGGAATGCTTTCAAAGAGTGGGCATTAAAAAACGGATACAATGATAATTTAACTTTAGACCGAATTGATAATAACAAAGGCTATTCACCTACAAATTGCCGTTGGGTTGATTATCAGGAGCAAGCAAACAACAAAAGAAACAATCATAAAATCACATTTAAGGGTGAAACGAAAACAATAGCACAATGGGGAAGGGAATTAAAAATTGACCCAAAGATTATAAGACAAAGGATAAATAAATGTACAATGACAGAAGAAAAAGCATTACAAAAAGGTAATCTGCATTTAAGAATGGTTACTTATAAAGGCAAGACACAGTCATTAAAAAATTGGTGTATAGAATTAGGGCTGAATTATTATACAGTTCATAGTCGTATAACAAAAAGAAAATGGACAATAGAAAAAGCATTAGAAACAAAATAAGGGGAAATAAAATGGCAATGGAAAGAATAGCTTTATATAACGACAGTTTCCAGAATTGGCGAAGTCACGATATTTTGAAAGCACAATTAATTTTAACCGACATTCCTTATCAGTTAGGAAATAATATGTACGGAAGCAACCCGGAATGGTATAAGGGCGGGGACAACTCGAATGGGGAATCCGAACTTGCGGGAAAGCAGGCTTTTGACACAGATACAAAGGCGGGTTTTAGAATTTCAGAGTTTTTTCACTTCTGCTCTAACCTTCTTAAAAAAGAGCCGAAAGAAAGAAATAGTGCGGGGTGTATGATTTTATTTTGTGCTTTTGAACAGATTGAAGAATTGAAACATTATGCGAAGGAATACGGCTTCCCTAATTCGCAGGTTTTCATTTTTTACAAAAACTATTCCGCCCAGGTATTAAAAGCAAATATGCGGGCGGTTGGTAATTTTGAAACTGCGATCTTGTTTTATCGGGATAAATTACCGAAGTTCAGAAATAACGGAAAAATGGAATTTTTGTGCCAACCCTGGATTGAAGATAAAATAACTCCAAAGGTACACCCGACACAAAAGCCCGTACCTTTACTAGAGCATTTAATCAGCTTATACACAGATATTGATGATGTAGTAATTGATTGTTGTGCGGGTTCTGGAACTACTCTGCTTGCTGCTGCCAATCTGGGAAGAAGGGCATACGGATTTGAACTGAAGCGGGAATTTGTGAAAGCGTTCTATGAAAAAATCCTGCCTTGTAAACAAGAAGATATGTTTATTCAGGCAGAAAGGGAAGAAAAAAGACAACAGATTTTAGACTTATGGGGCAATAAAATAAATTAAAAAAGTGTTGACATAATACATTTACAGTGTTAAGATTAAGTATAAATTAAAGCTAAGGGGGCTTAATATGAGCATTTATGTAAGAGCAGATTTTGATTTTAAGGACGAGAAAAACGGAATTAAACATTGTACAGGTTACGTTGTTTGCGAAGATGTAAAGCCAACTGATTATGGTTGCGACTTCAAGGTTCATTCTGTAATTGTTAAAAAGTTAATTGCAAAAAATCCCGATTTTGAAAAGTTGGAACAGTTAGCGATCCAGAACTGCAAAGTGCTTCGTGAAGAATATTAAAGGGGGCGGAAAATGGAATTAAGAGAAACAAAGAAACTTGTAGAACAGTTATTGCGAGAAGTTCCTGCGCTTAGGGCTGATGATGATTTGTTATTTCTGGAAGTTTTGAAAAAGTTTAGCCCACATTGGAACAATTCCAGAATAAACACAAATATTGAAAATGTATCTATAGGCGAGTTTTTTGCCGAAAGAAAAAAAAGAAAGTTACCGAGCTTTGAATCTGTCAGAAGGTCAAGGGCGAAAATAATGGAAGAACACCCGGAATTGAAACCTTGCGAGAAAGTCCAGAAGGGGCGAGAAGAACAGAGAGAAAAATATTTCAATATGGCGACAAATTGAAAAAACTTAAAACAACAAAGTTTTGACTTTTAGTGTTGACAAACAAGTATTATCGTGTTAAGATTAAGACATATTAAAGCTAAGGGGGCTTAATTATGGAACAAGACATTCTGTTATACATTGAAAGCACACAGAGTTGGTTGGAAAGACGTTTAGCCGAAATTGATTCAAACGAAAATCAATCTACGGAATGGAAGCAGATTGAAAAAAAGTGTGCGTTTCAGACTGCATTCGAAGGTTTGATTAGCGACATTAAGGGGGTATTGAATGAAAGATAAATTGATTCAATTCTTTTTATTGGGTTGCGGAAGTCTGGAAGAAGCCGAAAAGGAATTAGACCGAAGCGTAAGGGAAATACAGAAGAAAACAGGGTTTAACGAAAAATTAAGCCTTCAGAAAATAGCGGAAGAAATAGGGCTATGAACATCAGGAAGAAAGAGGGGAAACATTACAAAAAGTTTAAGCCCTGCGGGGCAAAAATGATAATTATAGCGATCTTGCTATTAAGTTGGATTTATATTTTATTTGAAGTCATAAGGGGGTAAAAAATGACTGATATTAATAGTGTTGTTTTAGTTGGTAGAATTACCAAAGATGTTGGAAGCGATGAACGTTCATTTTCATATATTGGAAATGGAATTGCGAAAGCGGTTGTAAATATTGCGGTAAATCGTGGAGTAAAGAAGGGCGATAAATGGGAAGATGAAACTTCTTTTTTTGATGTTGTTATCTGGGGAAAGACTGCGGAGAACTTGAAACCGAGATTGACAAAGGGGACACAGATTACTGTTAGCGGTTATCTGAAGCAGGACAGATGGGAGAAGGACGGACAGAAACAGAGCAGAGTTCAGGTTGTTGCAGATATGGTTGAAATTCCGAACGTTTCAAAAAAGGAAGCGGACAAGGTTGCCGAAGCGTTTGGCGGGGAAACCTTTCCAGAGGATAACCCATTTGGCAATTAAGGGGGTAGAAAATGGCAAGCACATTGAAAGATGGAAGAAAGGACGGGGCAAGATTTAGCGTATATCTCCGCCCTAATCAGTTGGAATGGTTGGATGCCCAGGCGGAAAAAATGGGTGTAAGCCGTTCAAAGTTCATAGAGTTGAAAACATTCCCGAAGGAATTGCAGTTACTGAAGGATAAAAAGGGAGCGAAGAAAGGTGAACGGAAAGCAGACTAAAAAATTAAAACAGATTGTAAAGCGGGCGCAGGTTGGAAACTTCAAAGAGTTTGCAGAAACAATAGATAATGCGCCATTCAAATTAAGATTAAAAATAGCCGTAAAAATATTACGGAAAAAGCTATAGGGGGCAAAGAATGAGTATTTTTGAAAAATTGAATCAGGCAAGGCTTGAATTTCAAAATATGGGAGTGAAGAAAAGCGGAAAGAACAGTTATGCGGGATATACCTATTATGAACTTTCCGACATTATCCCGGCAATTAATAAACTTGCGGAAAAATTAAAATTCTGTTGTGTTATTAATTTTACGAATGATTTGGCAAAGTTGGATTTCTGCGATCTGGAAAAAGACGAAAGAATAACATTTACAAGTCCTATGAGTTCTGCAAGCCTTAAAGGTTGCCACGAAGTCCAGAATCTTGGCGCGGTTGAAACTTATATAAAGCGTTATCTTTATCAGAACTGCTTTGAAATCGTGGAAGGTGATTCACTTGATTGTACATTAAATCCTGCGGAAACACCAAGCAATGAAATTGATGAATTAATTGAGAAGGTCAAGGCAAGAATGAATACATTCAATGACGCTCAACTTGATTATGCAAACAAGGCTATCAAAACAAGGAATCTTAAAATGCTTAAAGATTGCTTGAAATAATTTTATTGGCAAGTAGCCCGTTGGGTGAAATAAATATTAGTCGTACTGCTTCGACACAAAATAAAGCGGAAAAATAAAATAATCTGGCACTCTGGAATAGACGGAGAAAGTAGTAGTAGATTAGATAAAAAGCTAATTATGTATTCTGCGGAAGTTCTGCAAAAAGGTTCGTTGAAAGTTTGCAGAAAAGAAGCGGAAAGCCGAAGCCCTGGGCGGTTGTCGTGATATGAAAGGAAAATTGACCCATTGTAATACCAATCAGTTTTTCGAGTAAGGTACTAAACCGATAATAAGAAGGGCATTTTTTAGGGGGCAAAATGAAAGTATGTTGCTATGCTGAACCTTTAGAAAATGGGTTGTTTCTGCATTATCCGACAAAAGCGGTAAAAGCAGAAATAGAGCATTTATATCAGGGAACGAAAGAAAAGTATAACGGATATATGACAGTAACACTTTCAAAGCCTTATAAAAGCAGGACCACAGGAGAAGGCAGCCAAAACAATTTATTCTGGAAACTTGTGGAATATATCAGCAACGAAAATGGGGAAGAGCCTAAAATTGTTGAACGTGATTTGAAGGTAAAGGCGATTGCGAAGGGCTATCCATATCACGTTTCTAAAATTACGGGGCAACCTGAACCGGAATCAATGACAAAAATTAATACAGTTGAAATGTCATATTTGATAGATACTGCATACGAAGTCTGCGCTTTTCTGGGGATTGTGCTTGAAAATGAATTGAAGAAGGAAGAAGCCCCGAAAACAAAAGATCCGTACAATAATGAGTATGATATTTTTTAAGGTGAGAGAATGAATGAAAGAGAGATTGAACAGAGAGAAGAAGCTTTAATGCGATCTAGCGGGATTTGCCCTGTATGTAATAAGCCGATAGTTTCGGGGCAATATGCACATAAAATTGGTAACCGTGAGATTTACCGAAAAAAATACGGAAGTTGGATAATAGACCATACATTAAATGGCGAATATGTTTGCTCATTATCCTGTAATAATTCTGTTGATGTTGGAAGCAGTTACGGAAATCACCTTGACGTTATAGCAGATATTCTGATTGCGGAATTTGTGAAAATGTGGGGTGCTGAAGGATTGGGAAAACTGACAGATAAACTGTTAGAAAAATATAAACAAATGGGGGTTCAGGTATGAACGAAAAGAAAGTTTTAGAAATGAAGTTTGGCGAAACTGTTGCAGATGGAAATGGCAACAAGTACACCAAAACAATCGGCGGTTGGATTTATCAGACATTTTCGGGACAGGTTTGCTTTATTCCAGAGATAAACGAAATTATAATTCCTGTAAATGAAAAGGAACTTGAAGCAAAAACAAAAAAGACGAAGGTAGAAAAATAATTGCGTATCTGCCCTTGATGTGTTAAACTGATAGGGCAGAAGGGGGCAGAAATGAATCTGAATGAAGCAAGTGCAAAAGCATACGAAATAGCAGTAAAACGTAATCAGTACAAAGGCGATGGCAACGATACAATCCGCGCCCTTAAACATTGTGCGTGTGAAGTTGTGGAAGCGGTGGATGCTTACGACTGTTTAAGAAACACAAGGGAAGATTTTGAAAATGAGCTTGCAGATGTTATAATCTGCATATTGTCTATTAGTGGAGCAGAAAAAATTGATATTGAATATGCAATCTCAAGAAAAATGCTGATAAATGAAGGAAGGGCAAAAAATGGTTGTAACTAATCGGTGGTCAAAAAAGAAATATGAAGTTTGGGAGATTTCGGAAAAGACTGTAAAACTAAAGCGGGAAGATGGAACTATTTTCGAGATTTCAAAAAGCGAATATCAGTTTAATTACAGGGTGGAAAAATGAAAATAATAATAGGTTTTATTTTATTTATATTCGGCAGTTTGTGGCTTTCAATAATTATATCCGTAGGGGTTGGAACTGCATTGAGATTATGGGAGAAAAGAAAAGAAAACAGTTGAAAAAATAAACAATCAGATGTATAGTTCTTGTTGTGGGAAGTTATCACCCCCGCAACAGAACCGATTGATTCAAGAAGCCTTTTTGATAGGGATTGAAAAGAACACTTTTATCGGTGGTGTTTTCGGGGTGATAGCCGACAGTCCTTGTCAGAAAGGCTTTTTAATTTTTGACGGTAAGCAGAAGTGTAGACGGTGGGAAAATTAAAACACAAAAAGTATTTACCACGGGAACTATTCAAAGATACAACACCTTGCGAAAGATGCGGTGTGAATAGCAATTATAACGAATTGAGAGAAGCGTCAAAATCGGAGTACGTTATTACACCCGATTGCCCGATGCGGTGAGAGCAACCGAAAAGGAATTGCGACAAAACCACAAAGAGCATTAAAGCAACTCTACACTTTATTGTGTAGGGGATTGCTATGCCCTTAACAGTTCAAGACCGAAAGGAATTAAGAGATTGAGAACACGCAGAAAGTGTGGTAAGATGTAGTAAGTAGCGTGAAATTGCGTGAACAGGGGGAACGGAATGAACGAACAGAACTTAAAGCCATTCACAAAGGAAAATGCAAAAGAAATGCAGAAAAGGTCAGTTGAAAAACGCAAGGAAAATAAAACAATGCGGGAAATCTACGAAGAAGTAATTGCAAATAAAAAGAATGAAATTGTAAAAGCCTTGAATAAAGGAATTGAAGAAGGAAACCTTGCGACACTCAAAGAACTAAGGGAAGGAACAGACGGAAACAAAATCAATTTGTCTGGAAGTGTCAAAACAGAAATGGAAACAACAGAAGACCGCATAAAATTGTTTGAAGAAATTACGGGGCAATAAATGCGATACGGAGTTCCATACAAGGGGAGTAAGAACGGAATAGCAGAATGGATTTATTCACACTTTCCAAAGAGAACTAATTTTTATGATTTGTTTTGCGGTGGTTGTGCTATTCTGCAGGTTGCCTTAATGCGACAGGAATATAAAAATTATTTTGCAAACGATATAGACGCAGATGGAATAAAACTATTCTTAAACGCTATAAATGGCAAATACCAAAATGAAACAAGGTGGATAAGCAGAGAAGATTTTTTTAATCTCAAAGATAAAGACCCTTATATAAAATACTGTTGGAGTTTTGGAAATAATGGGCGGGATTATCTTTATTCAAAAGAAATAGAGCCATATAAAAAAGCGTGGCATTATGCAATATTTTTCCACGATTACGAGCCTGCAGAAAAACTTGGATTGAACCTATCAAGTATAGAGCCGATACAAGAGATTTATGACAGATATATAGCGACAAAGCGAATAACAGAAAGCACGATAAAAGACGAAAATATAATACGCTATCAAGCATACGAAAGGCAACAACAACTTGAAGCATTAAACAGGTTACAATCGTTACAATCGTTACAATCGTTACAATCGTTACAATCGTTACAATCGTTACAATCGTTACAATCGTTACAATCGTTACAATCGGACTATGCCCGCCCGCAGATTTTGCCCGATAGCGTTATTTTCTGTGATATTCCCTATATCAACACAAATGCATACGGAAAGAAAAATATAAATAGTTTTGACTATGAAAGATTTTATAATTGGTGCGGACTGCAGAAAGAGTTTTTATTTATATCTGAATATTGGATGCCCGAAGATAGATTTGTGTGCATTGATAAAATTGAAAAACCTGTTATGTTAAATAGCGGGGCTAATATGAAAGCCGAAGAAAAGTTATTTATTCCAAAACATCAAGAAGAAAAATATAGGGAATGGAAACTTTCAGAAGGCGGATTTTTATTTGACGTGTAGGGGGAATAATGGTTAAGGGCAATTATAAGCGGGCAAAGCTTGTCATTCCGAAAATCACAAAAGAGCAGTTTATAAAACTATCTGTGGAACAACAGAAAGAATATTTACGGTTATATCGTGAACAAGTCGCACCTTGTTTTGAAGAATGGAGAAAGCCGCATTCTGTCAAAATCGCAGTAGGTGGACGTGGTGCGGGTGCTAAATCAGAATCCACCGCAAGCCTTTTAATTCAGTTTGCAGAACACCCGGACTATTTCGGGGATAATATAAAGGTTATCTGCCTGCGTTCTGTTCAAAAGTCAATTAAAGATTCAAGTTATTCTTTACTTTGCCGAAAGATTGAGGAACTTGGCTATACTGATTTTGAAATAACTCAAAATTATATACGTAATACCACAAACGGAAGTTACTTCACATTCAATGGACTTAATGACTTTACAAGTTCACAATTAAAATCTTTAGATAGTTATACGATTGCGTATGTTGAAGAAGCGGACGGAGTGAGCCTTGAAACGTGGGATACTCTGGAAGCCACGATCCGTAAAGAATGGCTCTATAAGGGTGAGAAAAGACAAGCGGAAATTTGGGCGGTGTATAACCCTAATACCACAAATGACCCGATAACACAAAAGTTTGTCAGTAGACCAAAGGAAGATTGGCTTATAACGAAGTGTAAACCTTTAGCCGAAGATAACCCATTTTATCCTGATAACCTTTTAGAGAAATACGAAAACTTGATGGAGAGAGACCCAGACGAAGCAAAACATATTTATCTAGGCTATCCGAGAAACAAACAAACAAACGCCGTGTGGCTTGTTTCTGATGTTCTGGACTGTTCAGACGAAAACAGAAACACCGAAGAAAGACAAGAAGGCGCAAGAAGTATTGGACTTGATATAGCCCGAAGCCCGACAGGGGACAAGACAGTAGCAACATTAAGACAGGGATTTTGCGTCTTAGAGATTAGAGCCGTAAGGGGTTATAATACGCAAGACGTAGCGGGAATGGTGCAAGAAATGGCGAATTATGACAAGTCAATTCCAATAATCTGCGACCAAGGTGGAAACGTAGGCGTTTTGGATTTGCTGAATGAATGGGGATATAATGTTGTTCCCGTTGCTTTTGGCGGTAGAGCAGACGACCCGACAGTATATGCAAATTGTGCAAGTGAAATGATGTTTGAATTACCCTTGAAGCAGATGTATATTCCTAAAGAGTATATGACACAAGAACTTCTCGAAGATTTAAGCGAAAGACAATATTTCTACAACGCTAAAGGTTTGAAACAGTTAGAGCCGAAAGACAATCGAAGCGAAGTTGCAAAGAGTTGTTTCAAAAACCGGCATAACGGAAGGTCGCCCGATGAAGGGGATAGCCTTTGCCTTGCGTTCTATGAAAAACGAAATGATTGTTGTTATTAAAAAAAAATAAAAAAAAGTGTTGACATAATAAGTGTTAAGATATATTATATACTTAGATTAAAGCTAAGGGGGCTTAATTATGACAAAGAAAGAAATGAAAGAAGAAATCCGCAAAATATGGATTGACCAGATTAAAACTGCAATGAATAAGGCAGACAAAGCAATCGAAGGTTGCGAAGATAACGGAACCTGCAATTTTGATATGGCAATGATTAAAAAGGAATCAACCTTTACCTATGCAGAAACAATCGAGATTTTCAACGAGTGTGGAATCCGTGCTGATAAAATGTCAGAATGGGGCAGACATTATTCTGGATATATCGGACTGCCTAATTATAAAGGTCAGGGGGAACGAAACACGAAATGGGCGAAAACATTTGCGGAAAGTCTGAAAGATCAGGGCTTTGAAGTTTCAATGTATTATCAGTGCGATTAAAAACAAGTGCGGGAAACCGCCTTTTCTATAAGGGGACATAAAATGACAACTGAAGAAAAAATAAAAGCTTATCTTGATGAAAAGAAACTACAAGGGGGTAGAAAATGATTATAGTTTATTTATCGGGAAAAATGACAGGATTTGATGAAAGCGTGTACAAAGAGAATTTCAGAAATGCAGAATTATTCTACAGGGCTTGCGGGTATGAAGTAGTAAACCCTTGCAATATTTCTGAAATCGTGTTGAAGAAAAAGCCGAATGCAAGTTATGAAGATTTTATGCGGGAAGATTTCAAGGCAATCAGCGGTTGTACACATATTGCACTTCTGGAAGGTTGGGAGAGTAGCCCAGGTGCGAAGAGGGAGAGAGCGGAAGCTGAAAGACTTGGGCTTGAAATAATGTTTTATAAAACTATCGGGGGGGAGAAATGAAGCATTTTTTTTCTTGCGTGGTTTTGTGTCTGATTGTTATAATACTGTTATTCGGGATTGAAGTTTTAACAAGATGTAAAGAAACCGAAACAAAATTGCAGATTGTGGAATATGAGAAAGAGCAAGAGATAGAGGAACTGCGAAAAGAAATCAGGTTGCTAAAAACTGATATTTCCATAATGCAAAAAGGGTTTGAAAATGAATGAAGCACAGAGACGAAAAAGAAATTTCCGGGCAAGAAAAGTCTGGAAGTTGTTTAAGTTGAGAAAGAAGAAGGAATGCGGGGGAATTGATAAAATAACCTTGCACAAACTTTCAAAGCGGTTTGAGCTTCACCACGAAGATTTACGGGAAGAGAATTACGAAATATTGAATGACAATTTTTTAGCGTGTAATAATAAGACACACGAAGTTATTCATTGGCTCTGGTCCTATTATGAGAAAGACCCGGAAATCATAGAACGATTAAAAACGGAAATGGAAAGAATGAAAGCGATCAATGAAGGGGGCAAAAATGACGGAGTTAAGATTTGAAAGGTTGGAAAAAATGCGAGATTTGGCAGAAGCATTGAGCAATCGGGAAATGACAGAATTAGAGTGTGCAAAGCTTGTGAAATTGAATCAGCAGAATTTCAGAACCTTCATAACTTCAATGACTGAAAGATATTTAATCTATGAATATCTTGACGAAAAAAGGCATTTAATATATGGCTTATTAAAATAAACCTTGCCAAAACCCCGCTTGTGGTGTATAAAATTAATTATACACAATAGGGGGTTTTGTACAATGGATTTAATTGACAAAATCAAGCGTAGATGGAGTGTAGCACCGAATCGGGCAAGTAGTGAAATGCCGAAACTATATGGTAATTCACCCAGATTAGACCCGGTCAGATATATAGCGAGAACCTGTGCGAGTGAAGAATTAAAACTCTATCGAAAATCAGATTACAGAAAGAACGGGGAAAATGCGGAAGTTATCGGGGAACACGAATTATACGATTTGTTAGACCACCCTATTCCAACGTTTCCAGAAATTGACGGGTGGACATTACGATATATGACATTTGCGTATGTCGACCTTGTGGGCGAATGTGGTTGGTTGAAAGTCAGAAATGGAAGAAGGATTATAGCGTTACTTCCTATCCCGAAAGCCTGGATAATTGAAAAACCGACAATTGGAAATCATTTTTATTTAATCACACCTTATGGAAGTATGGGCGGAATTACATTGACAGTTCCTGCCGAAGATTTTATTTATTTTAAAGATGTAGATTTGAATGACCCATACGGAAACGGAAAGGGAATGAGTGAAAGCATAGCGGACGAATTGGAAACGGACGAGTATGCAAGTAAATATCAGAAAAACTTTTTCTTCAATGACGCTACACCGCCTTATATTGTTACAGGTTATCAGGGTAACGAACAGGGCGCGGATAAATTAAAACAATCATTAAAACAAAAAATCGGTGGATTCAGAAAGGCGAGAGAACCTGCGATCTTGACAGGTGCTATGGACGTTAAGCCATTGGGAATATCGCCAAAAGAATTGGATATGGTCCAGAGCCGAAAATTCCTGCGTGACGAATGTTTACAACATTATCAGATTCCGCCGGAAGCATTCGGAATTATTGAGAACTCGAACAGAGCAACAATCGACAGTTCTTTATATCTTGCACAGAAAAATGTATTTGTACCGCGCCTTAGATTTTTTGAGCGTGTCTTAAATAATCAGTTATTAAATGAATATGACGATTTAATGTGTCGGCATAATATAAAAATTATCGAGGACGATGAACTTAAATTGCGTATTTATCAATTCGGTGTACAGAATGGTTGTATTACAAAAGAGCAGTATTGCGAGCAGTTTGGAATAAATCCAAAGCCCGAAGAAGGGCATTACATTGTACCTGTTGGACAGACAATAATTCCCGTAGGGGAAGAATTCGACCTTTCGGAAATTCCACTCCCGGAAGAAGAAAAGCCAGAGCCGAAACCCGAAGAAGAACCAACAGAAGACGAGGATAAAAAAAAAGCCTTGAAAGGTAGTGCGGGGCGAGTTCTGGTCCAGAAAAAACAGAGGGACGAATGGCGTGCAAAGATTTGGGATAACTTCGACACCAAAGCAAGAAACAATGAACCGATGTTTATTTCTGCAATTAAAAAGATTGCGAAGAAACAAGCGGGAGACATTCTGTCAGAGATTAAAGACCTTGATGAAATAAACGATGCAACAATTAATAATCTGTGCAACGATTATTTCCAGAAAGAATGCAACGAAGCAGTAAAGAGAGGGCTTGCGAAGTGTTGGATTTCTGCAATGGAAGCGGGAAGGGAAAATGCAAAAATAGCCCTGGAAGGAAAGAAAGATATAACAGTTATTAGTGATGTTACAATTACTAATGATATGTTTAACAAATGGGTGGAGAAATACGGACTTGCGAAAAGTACAGAATTGAATCAAACGACCAAAAGGGAATTACTGAAGAAGTTGAGAAAGACCCTTGCGGAAGGTGTAGACTCAAGTATGCCGAACCTTAAAAAAGAGTTGCAGAAGTCTGCCGAAGAAGTATTCAGCGAGTTATCAAATACGCGGGCTTTTTTGATTGCTAGAACGGAAACAGGAGCGAGCGTAAATGTCGGTCAGGTTTCAACGTATAAGGCAACGGGAATTGAGAAAAAAGAATGGATTTCTACCCTTGACGATAGGACAAGAGAAAGCCATTTACAGATGGACGGAGTAATTGCAGATATTGATTCTACATTTGAAGTAGAAAACCTTACAGATGGCGGAGTTGATAATATGCTTTACCCATTGGACCCGAACGGAAGTGCGGGAAATGTGTGTTGCTGTAGGTGCACAATAGCTCCCGTAATTTTCTAAAGTGTGGTATAATAGCAATATGGATATGAGACAAAGAAGACCGAATGCAATTTGTGTTATTTGTGGAAAGGGTTATTATAAACACCCGTCACGACCTAATACAAATTGTTGTTCGGTAGAGTGCAGAGAAGAATTAAAATTTCGCAGTGGTATTTTTAGCCTTGTTCCATATTGCAAGGCAAAGGGAATTTCTGTTGATGATTTTATCAGACAGATTGACAAAATGCACAATGAAGAAATGAAAACTATTAAACAGATTTCCGAAGATTTAGGAATAGTCAGAATTTCTTTAATGCGGATTTGTAAAAGATACAATGTAAAAACAAGAAATATTGCGGAAGATAATCATAGACGTTATGCAACAATGACAGACGAACAAAAAAAAGAGCAGACAATCAAAGCAAATGAAGGTATAAGGGAATTATTCAAAAATCCACAATGGAAAGAAAATCAGATACAAAAGGTGATGGAAGCACAAAACTTTGTACGTTCTGCACCCGAATTACTTTTTGAAAAACTATTGAACGAAAGCGGTTACTTTCCCGAAGTTCAATATACAGAAGGAATGGCGGGGTTTGTGCTTGATTTTGCTTTCCCCGAAATTAAACTTGCGATTGAAATTGATGGCGAATATTGGCATAGTTTACCGAACACACAAAAAAGAGATAAACGTAAAAATTATTATTTGGGTGTAAAAAAGGGGTGGGAATTAATAAGAATCCCCGCTTCTGATTTTACACATAATCCAGACCATTATATATGGGAAGTAATTCAAACTATAGAAATATTAAAGGTGGCTTAAAATGAAAAAATCAATATTCAATGTAAAGGCAGAAGAGCTTGAAGAAAGAACAGTACGTTTCAAGATTTCAAGCGAAGTAGTAGACAGAGATGGCGACATTCTGATTGCAAAGGGGTGTAACTTTGAGAACTTCAAAAAAAATCCGCAGTTTTTAGGATTTCATAATTACCACGAATATCCGCTTGGAATACCAAAGAATTGGGGTGTAGAAGATGGCGCGGTTTATTGTGATGTATATTTTCCGACAATTGAAGAACTTTCAAGCGAAAAAGAGTGTGCAAGCGAAAAGGCAAAACTTGTCGATTTTACATATCATTGTTATAAGACAGGGATGCTTAATGCAGTTTCTGTTGGTTTTATTCCTATGGATGCAGTACCAAATAAAGAGACAGGCGGGGCAATTGTGAATGAATGGGAACTGCTTGAATTCTCTGCGGTAACAGTTCCGGCAAATCAGGACGCAATCGCACAGGCGGTTAAGTCGTTCGGTGATGAAAATGCAAAAGGAATGATTGACCCTATCGAGAGAATCAAGGTTCTTGAAGGACAGATTGCAGAATGTCATAAAACAATGAAAGAGCAGGCAGAAAAGTTGGAAAAGGCGAAAAGCGATCTTGATGTAATTGAACTTGAAGACGAGAAAGAAATCACTTTTGAAGACGAAGAAATAAACCTTGACGAAATAAACTAAGGGAATTAAACTAAGTGCATAAAGGGTGGAAAGAATCCGCCTTTTACATAAAACGGAAGAACCGAAAAAATTATTTTAAGGAGTTGCGAAAATGACAACTAAAGAATTGGAAACTCTCATTGACGAGAGAAGCAAGAAACAGATTGAAGAAGCAAAGGCTTCTATTCTGTCAGAAATGGGCGGTGTGGCTAATGTTTCGGACGAAAAGAAATTCAACGAAGCAGTAGAAAAGGCAGTTAGCAAGGTTCTTGCAGATAACAAGAAATCCCTTGAAGACAATGCAAATATGCTTTTGAACTTTGAAAAGGCAAATGCAGAAAATGCAATGAAGGGATTGAAAAAGGAAACTTCAACAACTGTTGTAAACGAAATGATTGGTTCATACCTTAAGGCTATGAATGATAAGAATGCTATGAACGTAAAGCAGGTTACACAGGACGAAGCTCTTGCAGTTGCAAAGAAACTTTATCCTAACTCAAAGGCTCTGCACGCAGTTCTTGGTCAGAAGACCGCTACTGCTTCAGTTCCTGCCGATGGTGGATTTACTGTACCAATCGCATTCAGTCCGGATTATATCAAGGCACTTTATGCAAATACAATCCTTGAAAAACTCGGTGTAAGAAAAGTGCCAATGCCAAACGGAAACCTTTCTATCCCTAAAATGACTGCTAAGGCTTCTGCTTATTGGATTGGTGAAGCACAGAAGATTCCTGCATCACAGGCTACTTATGGCGAAGTAAATCTGAAGGCTAAGAAGTTGGCGGCACTTACACCAATCTCTAACGACCTTCTCCGCTATAATGCAGTAGGCATTGATGGTTGGGTAGCAGACGACCTTATGAGAAATGCAAAGGTTGCACTTGATGAAGCATTCTTGAATGGTTCTGGAACTGCACATACTCCACTCGGATTGGCAAACACAAGCGGTGTACAGACTTGGGCTCCTGCAAGCGGAACAGATTTGAGTGTAAAGACACCAACAGGAATGCTTGCAAAGTTGAAGCAGGCTAATATTCCTATGGAAAATGTAAAATGGCTTTTCAACCCAATCGGTGAATCTTGGCTTGAAGATTTGGCATTTGCTTCTGGTCCATTTGCATTCCCGTCACTTGACGCAGGAAAGCTCAAGGGCTATGACTTCATTGAATCTGCAACTGTTGGTTACGATTCAACAAATGCAAAGGCAGATTTCTGGGTTGGTGATTGGGCACAGTTCTTGTGGGGTGTAGGCTATGACATTTCTGTTGAGATGTCGCGCGAAGGTACATTTGACGATGGAAGCGGAAATCAGATTTCTGCATTCCAGAATGACCTTACACTCGTTCGCCTTATCACAGAACACGACTTCAACGTCCGCCACGCAGAAGCATTCGTAAAGGCAAGTCTTACACAGGCTTAAAAAAATAAGGGGCGGGAAACCGCCCTATAAAATCTTATAAAGGAGCGTAAGCAAAATGAGAAGCAAGATACTTAATCAGTTCAAATATCAGGGAAGTGCAGGAACTGCATTCGACAGAACAGGATTCAATTCTGCTATTTTCGTTGCAATCGGTGGAACTTCTTCTACTGCAATCAAGGTTCAGCATTGCGATACAAACAATGGAAATTTCACAGATTTCGCAACTCTTGTATCTGCTGACGATGCGGGAAGTTCTACAGATGTAGGAATTGCACTTGATATTAGCGGTGCAAAGAAGTTTATCAAAATGACAGGTGCAACAAAGGCTTCTGCCATTCTTGGTGATGGAAGAATTGACCCATCAGCATAAAAACAAGGGGCGGGAAACCGCCCTTTAATATAAGGGGGAAAATATGTGGAACAAGATTAAAGCGTTTTTACAGAATAGAATTGTTATTACTGTAGAATTTATCTTGATTGGAATTTGTTGTGCCGGATTGATTCTTGCGGGAATCAAGGTGGAAGAAATTGCGAAAGTTCCTGCTATGGTTGCGGGTATTCTCGGTGCAATCTCTGCATTCATTCTTTACATAATCGGAATGACAAAGAAATAAGGAAAAACAAAAATGATGTTATGTACTTTGACAGACTTAAAAACTTATCTCGGAATTACAGGCGATACTCAAAATGATTTTCTTAATATGCTGATAAAACAGAATTCGGCAATGATTGAAAATTACCTTGGTTATCCGCTTCAGAGAAAAGAAAATAGCGAAGTGCATAACGTCAACAATGACCAATTGCTTATTCTTGATTGTCAACCTATCCAGAGCGTAAGCGAAGTAAAGATTGGCGGTCAGGAAATAGACGATTACAAAATTATTCCGAAATATTCTAAAACCGGAATGTTATACCGTGGGCTTGGTTGGTGTGGTCAGTATTATACAAGGGGTATGACATACGATGTAGTTTCGGGAGTTTATGAAATTGAAGTAGATTATATCAGCGGATATTATCTGCCGGGCGATACGGGATATGTAGAAGGCGAAGAAAGTTCTTTACCTTATGATATTATGAGTGCGTGTATAATGGCTTGTGCAGAAGCGTATAATGTAAAAATGAATAATGCGGAAGGCATAAAGAGTTATTCCGAAGGCGGAATTTCTACTACATTTGCAGATGGTGGAACAATGGCAGATTGTGGATTGTCTGCAAAAATATGCAGTATGTTGGTTGATTACAGAAGGCAGGCGGTGGCATAAATGGTTCATTATCCTAATGCGAGAATAGATATTGCGGTTTTATCTGTAACAACAAATGACGAAGGAACAAGAATCAAAGAGTATGATTTTACAACTCCCCTTGATTCCTTTATGGCAGATGTTCAACCTGCGACCTTGACACAGGAACAGATTGAACTGTATGGAATTGATGAAAAGAAGGCCCATACAAAAAAGGCTTTTTATACCCGTTCAAGTTTTATGCTTGCGGGAAACCGCGCCAAAGTCACCTATGACGATGGAACGGTTGAATATTATAATATATGCCCGCAGAATGAATGGCGGGTTCATTGTGAAGCTCTACTTATTCCTGTAGAAAATGAAGAAGTAGAGAGCGAAGAAGAAGGCGGAGACGAAGAAGAAGATGGCGAAGGCGATTAGCCCCGAACAGTTTATAGACGTTCTGCAAAAGAAGCAAAAGAAGGTTGTAACTGAATTGGGGAAAAACATTGCAAAGTGTTGTGCCACGATCCAGAGAGAAGCCCAGGAAGAAATGCGGGATACTGCGGTAGATACGTCTAAGACTTATGGCAAGAAGGGCCATCACCCATCTTTACCTGGAAATCCGCCTGCGGTTGATACGGGAACATTGAGAAGGTCTATTACTTATAGCGTAGACGAAGACAAATTAGTCGGCTATGTTGGAAGTAATTTGCAAGACCCGCCTTACGGAAAGTTTCTGGAAATGGCGGAATATGGAAACAGTAAAATGAAGCCGAGACCCTGGTTAAAACCTGCAACCGAAAAGAGTATGGAGAAAATAAAAGAGATAATGGCGGGCGCGGTTAAGGTTGGTATATATGATTAATGCAAAGAAATTATATAATACAATTTTGAATGATTCGCGGATAACAGATTTAGTAAAGGTTGTGCTAGACGCATATCCCGAAACAATAGAAAAGTTTCCTTGCGTTATTTATCTTGATGAAAACCAAACTGATATAGAGTTTGCGGACAATTTACCGCAGGGAGATTCTATAGCGGTTCAGATTCATATATTTACTAAGGCATTGAAAAATTATGCGACTACTTCTGCAATCGGTTTGAAGGTTGCTGAAGTAATGAGAGAGAATTATTTTACTTGTCGTAACAATCGGGAAGTCGGAGACGTAGACGATAATGTGCGACATAGAGTGATGTATTTTACAAGGGAAGTTTTCCTTTGAAAATAAATAACGTTATTTTTTTAGAAGGAGAAAAAAAATGAACGAAGCACCAAGAATCGGACTTGATGAAGTCCACATTGCTAAAGTAATTAGCGATGACGCAAACGGAATTGTTTACGATACACCTATTGCCCTCAAAGGTGCAGTAAATGCAGGCGTAAACCCAAATTCGGACGTTGCCACAGATTATGGCGATAACGGAGTATTCTTCGTTACAAATAATCGTGGTAATACTGAAATGAATCTTGAACTGATTGACGTTGACCCGACAGTTCTTGCAGAAATGCTCGGACAGGCAAAAGTCAATGGAGTTACAATCGAAACCCCACTCGACCAGAGTCCATATTTTGCGGTTGGTTTCCGCGTATGGATTGCAGGCGAAAAAGACGGAAAAAAACGCTATCAGTATTTCTGGTATGCTAAGGGTAAATTCTCGGTACCAGAAACAGGCGGAAGCACAAAGGCTGAATCTATTGAATTCGGTCATATCAATCTTACTGCACAGTTTGCACAGACAATTGCAAATGGTGTTATCTGCTCACACGCAAGAAGTGATGATGATGAAACTCCGGCAAGTGTAATTACAAATTGGTTCAATGCACCTGTAGTTTCTGTAACTGCTGATTTGACTGCATTGACTGTTACTGCTTCACTAGCTACAGGTAAAGTAACATTTACAGGTGTAAAGGCAAGTGCAGGTGATTTTGCATTCATTGAAGGTTCTATCAACAATGGAGTTACAATCGGAGTATTGGACAGTAGTGACAATCTGCTTGAAGGTACATACACTTTGGGAACAAAGAAGATTGTATTTACACCAACTTCGGGAACACCTGCAAAGGCATTCGTAACAAGCGGTTTGAAGGATAATAACGGAGTAGGTGCAACACCTATGATTGATACAAGCCTTTAATTTTTTGCGTTGCGTAATTGCCCCGTTTGGTGTAAACTGAAAGCACCTTGCGGGGCATTTTTCATATAAGGGGGAAAAAGAAAAAATGGGTAAAGAACTCGAAAAAGTGAAAAGCAAAAAAATCACATTATCAGTAAAAGGTGAAGAAAGAGCCTTGAAATTCGGTTTTAGTCAATGGGCGAAACTTGAAGAAGAAATGGGCGGTTTGAAAAACCTTGAAAAGCTTGAAAAGCAGATTGAAGAAAAACCTTTCAGTACACTTCCACACCTTTTCTATCTTGCATTGGCAGATAAAGAGGGAGTGACAGAAGAAGCAGTGCTTGATGATTACGGATTGCAGGACATTGGATTGCTTGCAGAAAAGTTCAATGAACTTATTTACGGAAGCCTGCCTGTTGACGAAAAAAAAGCGGTGAAGGAAGCGGAATAAACGAATTCCCTTATTCCTATCTGATTGCAGAATGCTTGATGATGGGAATAAGTGAAGCAGACTTTTGGGAATCCACACCACGCAAAATTATTGCTTTAATAGACCAAAAGAAAGAGATTGAAAAAGCAAAGACGAAAAACCTTGCGGTATATATTGCAAGTATGGTTTGGGGCAAAGACCCGGACGAAATGGAAGAAAAGAAAGGACCTGTACCGGGTAGAGATGTGCCAATAAGCGAAAATGCCTTAAGAGGTTTATTATAGGAAGGTGGAAAAATGGCAAGTGCAGATTATTCAGTAGGAACAAAAGTTACCGCAGATGTTAGTAATTTTGAAAAGGGAATGAATAAAGCGGAAAAATCATTAAAGGGCTTTTCTGATAAACTTGCCAATTCCATTGACCGATTAGGTAAAAAAGGGCTTGTAGGCTCTATAGCAAATGTTACCCTGGCAATGCAGGGGTTAACACAATCATTTAATACAGTTATAAAGTTTGCAAAAAATGTTAGTAAGGCAATCAATGAATGCACAGAAGCATACAAAGGGCAGGTTATAGCCGAAAGGGCATTAGATACTGCCATTTCAAACAATCCTTTTATATCTGGTGAAAGTTCAAAAGCATTGTTACAGTTTGCATCCGATATGCAGAAAGTAACAAATTATGGCGATGATGAACTCATTCCTATGATGACAAATCTTGTTTCGCTTGGAAGAACAGAAAGCGAAGTAATGCAGATAATGTCGGTTGCAATGGATATGTCGGCAGGAATGGGAATTAGTCTTGATACTGCCATAACTCAATTAAACGCAACACTTAATGGAAATATTGGCAGATTAGGACAACAGAATGCAGAATTAAAAGATTTAACCGAAGTTGAATTGCGAAGCGGAAAAGCCATTGAAATTCTAGGTGAAAAGTTCAAGGGGCTTTCGGGTGCAACTGCGGACACTTCAAAACAGTTGCAGAATATGAAGGGAGATTTTAAGGAAGCATTAGGACAGTTCACCCTGCCATCAAGTGATATGTGGAACAAGTTTTGGTCGGGGTTCTATGAACAGGGCATTAAAGTACTTGGGGACATAAACAAAAAGATAAATGAACTCACAATCGGAAAAAACCTTGCAGGAGCAATGACCGGACAGTTAGGAAAGTTATCTTATACAGGTGATAGAATTGAATATTTGCGTGACGCTTTCACAATGATTTCTGATGAAGAACTTGATGCGGTTACAGATTATTTAAGCAGTCTTTCTAAGGTAAATGATGAACAGAAGCAGATTCTGGAAAGGGCAGAACTTGAAAAGCAGAGAAGAATTGACATACAGAAAATCGAAAGACAGATGGCGGAAGAATCCGCAAAAAGAAAAAAGGAAAAGGAAGAAGAAGCAGAATTAGAAAACGGAATAGCTTCGTTGAAAGACAAGCATATTCAGAAATTAAAAGAGCAGGAAGCGAAATGGGAAAATATTAAGAAGGTTACGGGCGAAGATGTAAAACTTGAAGAAAAGATAAAATTCTATCAAGATGATTTAGTTGCAATTATGACCGAAGCGGGCGGACAGATTACAACGAATAATCAGTATTACAAAGACCAGATTAAAATTATAAATGAACTCAAAGAACAGTTAGGACTTGTTGCAGAAACTACAGAAGATATAACAGACACGACAGAAGAAGCACTTGAAGTTTGGGCTGACTTATCATCGGATTTGTCGAAAGGAATTACAGAAGTTGTGAAGAATGCACAAAAAGGCTTGTACAATGTGCAAATGGAAATCGGCAAGGCAAAAGAAACTGTTATAAATGATTTCGGGAAAACTGTATCTGAATCTTTTAGCCAGATGTTTACAATGCTTGGTGAAAACTTGGTTGATGCAGGACAAGGTTTTGAAGATTTTGCAAGCGTAGCATTAAAGGCTCTTTCAGAGGTTTTGAAATCTATATCTGCTCAGTTATCAGCAATAGCGGTTTTAAAAGTTGTATCTAAAGATTACGCAGACGCAGCAATTGCCCTTGCGGGTGCAACTGCTTCAATGGTGGCTAGTGGTGTAGCAAGTCAGGTTTCAAAAAGTCTTACGACCACTAAAACAAAAATAGACGCAGTTGGAGATTCTGCAAATAAAGCAGGTAAAGACCTTGAATATTTCAAGAAGCGTCTTGAAGAAATTACAAGCGGAATGACTTCTAGTTCAAGAAATCTGATTGCAAATATCACGGAGTTAAAACAGGGTTGGCAAGAAGCAAAAGAAACGGCAGATGAAGCCTATGAAACATACGACAAAGCACGTAAGGAAC